CCTCAACTGTTCATCTAACTTCTCAAAGAAGTGTTTGACACTCTTACTTAGAGTGTATGAACCCTTGTCTAGGATGGATTTATCCGTCCTGGGCAAGGCGAACGTACGCAATTTGTAAGTTCAGTCAACACCTTCCCTGTCTCTTCTCAGCAAGTCTTCTTGTAAAGCCTTGAATTCTGCAGCTACCGCCTTTTGGGCAAGTAGCACCGCAAAATCCCTAGGATTTACACGAGCTTCTGGAGAGAATCGTACAGCTAATGGTTTTGAATTTAAATATTCGGGTCAGGAGTTTGTGATTCTCATAGATAAATCCGTTAAAGGATAATCAGTGATATCATTAAAAACTCGTTTCCCTAGTATATTAGATTCTGCAAAGGCATCCACAATAGTATTAATAAGGATGTTTCTACAAACCTCCTCATTAAGTTGTGGAAGACGGTAATTGTTCCTCGTAATCATTTCGTTAAGAAATGTATTAGCTGGATCAAGACCGTGTACTAATCTTAGTACGCCTATGCAATTCTTAGACATCAACTCGACCTTATTACGATAAGACCGAGAGCGTCCTTGAATTATACCATAAAACTGCGCGACACTTGACCATAAGTATGAACTTGATACTCAATTCCTTGACTCTTGCTCGAAAAGAAGAATAGAAATCATATCAAATGATTTTCCACATTCTTTAAGAGCGGAAACAGGAAACGGAGTAACCTCTACACCTTTGTAGAATATCCTCTTCGCAAACTCAAACATCCTTTCGGATTGATGAGTCTTTGCGACCGAGTATTCTACACCTAGATGCAGGAGTAAATCCATATACTTAGTACCTATTAGTTCATCACCTATTACTATATCATCCCCCAGGATCGCATACGGAAGTTTCTTTCAATTCTTCCCATGTAACCTGCAGAGATAGTATATTAAATAGTGATGCGTCAATGTAAAGGAGTTAAATGAAGAGTAGGCTCCCATTGGGTTTCCAGTGGCATAAATAAATTTATGTCCTTCGAAATCAAAGGGATAACCTACCATCACATCCTCCCACGCATCGACATAACTTTTAGGCAATTGAGCGAGTAAAATTTGTTTGATAAGTTGCATAGGGAATCTATCTGTGGCATTTGATAAGTCCACAGAATAGAAAACTTTTGCTCCTTTCAAACTCACTTTAAACCTCGATTGATCAAATGTACAGTCCTGAGGAATCTTCTTTAAAGCATTGGCTAAATAAACATGTAAAGGTTTAAGGGCTATTTGACTGTATCAGTCAAGTATACCTATCACCCTCTGTTTATTCTCCTTGTCTTTAAATGTACTCAAGCGCCGGAAGGAATTCTTTGATTTGAATTCGAACCAACGTTGTAAGTACTCAAAAGTCAGTCAAGACTTTGCAGTCATGATCAGGAACCTCATTCGAGGCCCCGACATAACCGCAAGGGATTCAACCAGAGATAGAGGAATATTCCTCGCATCAACAATTGAATCGACAAGTGCGTGACCATTGGGCCCAGATTTGGACCTATATGTCTCGAACTTAGCCTTTAAGACTTTTGGAAGCTTCTCAGTGGAAGGTCTATACCCCAAATCGCGTCAGAAGGAGCCTGCAAACATTGAAACATTAGTTACATCCCCTGTAAAGGGTTGTGTAATGGAATCAGTATTTGTGGGCCCTCCTAACTTTAGGGCTCTCGTGCTATATAAAACTGTAAGAGTCATAGCTATTACTAGGTATGAATCATTACGTATATACGGTATCAGAGAGCCTAAGATTTTTGGTATACCATCTTTGGTTAATGAAACGGAAGTAGGAGTAATCCTACCTCCTAGGTATCCCAGAAGGGATAACCTAACATCTTTTATATATGACAGAGTGAATTTCTCACCTCTGTCTTTCAATAATCGATGAAGTCTCATAATTAGACCTAACAAAGATTCTAAAGATACGGAACCTCCTTCCTTACTAGTAAGGTTGGAGGTTATCCATGTAACTACTTTGGGTAAATTATAAAATAATTTATTCATAGTATTTAGATGGTATTGGTCTCTCGGGAACCGCCGCTTAAGTCCTTTATTTAAAATAAAATATTGGATGTGGCGGATTACCAAGAACCAATAAGTTTACCTGATCAAGCATGAGAGTATCCCATACTTAACCTGTGGCCGGCAGGTAATCCGGAGGTAGTAATAC